TACCAAAATGGGATTGAGGCGCTTTGAAATATCTTTAATACTAAGCCTGAACTTATTCCCGTCGGCTTCTTCACCCTCCTTGATGCAAGACCAGATAAGTGCATTCACTTCATTGATGCGAATACCTTTAATGTCATCGAGAGCAGAAAGGTCTGATCGTCCTGTTAAGTCACAGAATGTGACAAATGAATCCCAGTTGGCCTCAACTCTGAACTTCTGACCGTTGGGAAATTGTAAATAATCTGGTTTCATGGTTGTGTTGTGTTGAATTAAAGCCGGCACGTGGCCGGCTTATATTATGCTAAAGTCTCCTTTGTAAGGTCAACGGTTCCGGCAAAGTTGACCGAATAGGTCGCCTCATTTTCGCTGTCGGAGTTCTCGGTGTAACCGGTAATAATTACTTTACCTTTTCTCACCACATCACCTACCTGGTCCCCTCCATATACAAAATCCAAGGATGTTTTATTAATAATGAAATCAATTAAATCATCCTTAGTAATTTCATCACCAGTGTCACCATCTTCGGCAACCATGACCAGTCCTTCGGCTGAAAATTCATACTGATAACCTGTCACCTTTCGAGTCTTAAACCCCTTATTGGCTTTTGTTATGCTCTCCTTTACGTCAGGAGTAATAGTAAAAGTGTTGCTGGTTGTTCCGGCGAATAACCTTTCGATGGTTCCCCCAGCTCCGTCGTCCTCGACGGCTCTAAACATTAAGTTGTATCCGAGTACTGTTTTCATGGCTTACAAGTTTTTAGTGTTAAAAGTGAATTGCAGTTCGCTGAAATATGCGTTGTCCTCCGGATCGTAATCGATATTGATTTCTCCGGTGTGGAGCTTTTTAAAAGTAGTGCCGGAAATGGTTGACCCGGCAATATTGTTGAGCGCAACAACAATCTGATTCGAAAGCGTGAGTGTTTGTTCGTAAGTGCGACTAATAACGGAAAGCATTCCTGAACCCTCATAACCTACAACTCCACGCTTAGTGCGAACAGGGTTGTGACGTTCGCCAACCACACACAGAGGCAACGTTTCGGACAAATCAGCATTAAGCGAATAAGCCGGAACAATAGGATTGATGGTTGCTATGAGTGCTTCAATTATCATTTGACTGCATGTTTTTGTAAGAACTGAACCGTTGTAGATTCCAGTTCATTCTCGATTGTTTGTTGAACCTGGTCTTGTGTTGACTCCCAACTTCTCTCAACAAAGAACTTCGGACGGATACCACCTTTCCAGTTAGAAGAAACAGTGCGCCGCCCACGTTGGAAGCTGTGCGAAGATGCCCGTTCACTGAGTGTACCATAATTCTGCCAGTACGCTTTCATGTATGCTGACATGTGTTTGCCACCACGAAACCCCACAGATATAGATAGGTTGCGGCTTCCTCTTCCGGCTTTAACTCCAATGCCCTTTCGCGTTTCACCCGTATCTTTTGGCGTGTTTTTTCTGAGGGTCCGGGTGAATATGCGGGCACCTTTCCGGAATGTAGATACAAGAGGTTTCTTGGCGTACTTAGCCGGAAGCTTCTCGAATATCTGTTCGAGACTTTCTGCGCCTGTGAATTCAAGTTCGGTAAGTGCCATTACTCTACAATTTGAAGCGCCTGTATCTCCAGCCAGGTGCGCGATTTGTTATTGATATTCCTTATGTCATAATTCTTACCATCAATCACAACACGGTGACCAGCTGTAAGCGAAGGAACAGGGCGACAGGTAATAGTGATACTTGTTTGAATGACATCGCGATCGTGCCCGGTATCGTCTGCCTCTTCAGCAACCACCTTAGCGAACACTGTCTTAAGGTCAGTCCATGATTCTATCTTCTGCCCGAATGAATTTTTCGTTGCAGTGCGAGTCTGGAATGTGACTAATGTTCGCCGTTGAATTGCATCCATTACCTTACATCTTTGAATTCAAACATATTGATGACCAGTTGCGCTGAACTTGGAACGATGTTCTTTTTTTCAGCGCTTACCTCTTCTCTATTCTCATACATGTGAGCTACCATGGTTAATATTGCCCACTCTATCAACTTCGGTACGTCTGCGAGATTGGCATGTCCGGCGGTGAAAGTAATCTTTACATTGCCGGGTGTTCCGTCTGTTCGGGGCCAGTCCTCACCGCGAAGTGTTAAGCGTGCCGGGCGAGAGACACTGTCAATAACCAGATTGGAAATGTCAACAGTCTGCTCAGTGCCTTCAGTATCGCGATACTTTATTGAAGTGACTGCGGAAACGGGGGACCGGTACAATCGAACAACATCATCGAAAGAATCAGTGCTGAACTCAATAGATGATTCACCAATAACAATCCCTGTCATCTCAGTGAAACGCTGGCAAGCCGCCGCGATGTACACCTGCAACAGAGTATCATCATCGGTGCCGTAAATAAAGCAATGTTTCTTTACTTTATCCAGGTCAATGATTGATGTCGATTGTGTAATAGTCCTGTACCCCATTATTCAGCTTTCAGAAAATCAATGATTTTGTTTTTCATAGCATCGCCGATTCCGTTGAGCATAGTGAGGTCGTCGTGATTGAGAACATCCTCAACAGTTGTGAGCTCTGCTTCGACAAGGATATCGCGGGCGGGACAATCTTCGGGGAGGTCGCCGGTACCTGTGTTATCAGAACCTTTGGCCTGATTGATTGGCACAGGATGCGGAATAACCTTATCATGCGGTTGCGGCTTATAGGCAATAGCCTGATCATGTTTGATAAATGAATCAGCCTCTTTACCTGGCATCTCCACTACTTCGCCGCGCGAATAACTGAAGTTAAGCCCCACGCATGATTGAGTAATTTTTACTGTTTTCATAATTCGTTTTTTAATGAAGCCCGGGCACATTTGCCCGGGACTTACTCGGCTATAAATGAAAGATGATTATGAAAGATGCGCGAGGTTACGCAGCTGCGTGTTGCAGATACTTGATCGGATGCGTTCCGGCATCAAGGATGCGACCATCAAGTCGGACAAACAATAAGAAACCAGTCTGATTGTTGTCAGCATAACGCTCAGTCAATCGCTTAACGCTGTAACCCCTGACACGGCGAACAATGTACTTATTGAAGTCGCCAAAAGCAATAGACTTGGCAGAAGCGCCAATATCAGGCATATCATTGTCAACAACATAAGGCTTACCCAGAATGGTAGAAGGTTCTCCATCTCTCATGCTTTCTTGGAAAATCGGACGCCCCTGGTCATCCTTCAATTTTCTCAGCACCTTAAGTGTATTGTCGTTGAACATGAACGTTCCATTCTTTCGATAATTCTTATCGACACTATGTTGAAGGTCAACAAGATTGTCGTAAGTAATTGAAGAAACAGCGGCATCAGCCCCTTTCGTTCCACCAATTGTAACACCCTGAGGTGTTGAAGTTCCACCACCAGTCGCGGCATGTTCGGCAAATGCACGCATAACACGGTCAACCAACATCTGTGCAATAACACTGTCAAGGTTAACAGCATTGTCTTGCAGTAACTGATTACTAATCAGTACAGGCTTACTGGAATAAGTGAAGGCCTTAAGAATAACAGATCCGAAAGCAGGATCGACAGACTCGCCAGCGGCTTGATTCTCACCAAGGATAGCCCCCTTATTGGAAGTATCGTTGGTTGTTGGATAAGGAAGATCGTTTCCCGTGTTGGTATCAAGAATCTGAGCCACCGACATAATACCACCGAAGTCGAGCATTGCCTGTTCAAGGGTGTTGCTGAATCCTTCAGGAACTGTGAAGCCACCTTCGGCATCGGTTCCGGTATTCAACGCGCGTTGCTCTTCGAGGAATTCGCGTTGCTCGGTAGTTAAAGCACTCATTCCACCACGGAGGTAGGAACGGAAAGCGGCTTCCATCTTCTCCTGACGTTCCTCGGCAGATTCCTTCTCCTGCCTGCGCTTCTCTTTACCGGCTTTTCCGCCTAAGTCGCGCTCAGCCTTTTCGAGCCGTTCGATAGCTTTAGTAATTTGTTCGGATCTCTTTTCAAGGTCCTGGAATTTTTTGTCCTCTTCATCTGAGAAGTCTCGCTGCTCAGTTTCGGAAAGATCAATAAGGGCGCGCATTTCTGCTTTAATGCCCGCGAGTGTTTCGCGCTTCTCTTTTATAGCGCTACTGTAATCGACAGTACCCATGCCGGGAACGGTTGCGAAAACAATTCCACCAATACCGGCTGCAATGAAGCTGCCGAAGATGCCACCGACTGCGATGGCTGCAACTAAGAAGAAAAGGATCTTCGTGATTCGAGAAATTTTCATGATTTCAAAAATTTAAATGTTTACAAAAGGTTTAATTTTCGCCGCGCCATCTCGCGACGGTGGTATGTTTCAGCCTTTCGGATTTCCTCCTTAAAGGCTTCATAGCTTCTTTGCGCAACAGTAGTGTCGAGGTAGGCCGGTTTGGTGACGGGTGATACATCGAGGATTTCTTCTGCTTTAATCAGCGTCCTCTTGTCGTGTCCTTCGTCATAGTACTCCCACTTATCCTCTTTGCAGATAAAAGAGAAACTGGAATGCTGTATATCGCCCCGACGAACACTTTCAAGGAGGTCATTCCCGGTTGTGTTGTTCGGCGCTTCAAAGCGGTAGAGTAATCCGGTCTCATCGTTGGTGAGTGTGAGAGTTCGGCTGATTGTCCGTGCCAGCACCTTATCGTAATTGTGATTAAACAATGCGAGGATGTCGGCTTCATTTAAGCGAATATCATCCAGAAAGCCGCGGGCAATTTTTTCGTAGAACCATCCCATAATCAGGAGGCTCCACACGTCGTATTTGAAAGCATAACCCTCAATGATGCGGCCTTCTTCTTCCGGCTGGTCCGGTAAAGCGCGAACGTGAACATCTGTAGAGAAGTAACGGCGCTCGGTAGATGGTTGAAAGTTGTTTTTATTCTTCATTGCCTTTGGTTTTAAGTTGTGATTCGGTTGTTGTATTAAGGGGGTAGTGCAGTTCGTCTGCCATTCCGCCTTTTGCGTTTAAATCCTCTTTTGCTCGAACTTCGTCGGGGGTCATAATACCTGCACCTGTAAGCTTGCTGTAATATTCGCCACGGGCGGCCGCATCACCACGGAGCAGACCGGACACGTTGAACTTACTGTACATAGGCATTCGCTTTTCAGCTTCAGTAAAGAGTTTACGGTCGAACTCGCTTTCAAATCTTCGTATCCACGGGAGCAGACTGTCCTGCACGAACTCAATACCCTGCTGTTCGATATTGCTGAAAGTGGCTTTTTCGAGGTCGTAAATCTTGTGAGGTGGCACGCCGAGAATGCGGGCAATGTCTGACACGGAATGTTTTCGGCTTTCGAGATATTGGGCTTCATCCGGGGCAATGCCTATCTTATTCAGCTTTGCACCCCCCTGGAGAATTGCTGTTTTTCCAGCATTCTGGGTCCCGGCATATGCGCGGTCCCAACTATCCCTAAACATCTCGTATTGATCGACGGTCATCTTATTAGGATGCTCAACCACTGCCCCTACGTTCGCACCGTTCTTGAAGAACCTCTGAGAGAACTCCTGAAGAGTGAGACTATATCCGAGACTTTGAGCGTGATACTTGAGAGGGGTGAGACCTACAATTCCATCAAACGAAAGTCCAAGTACATGAATCATATCGCGCGCCGGGAATGGTTCGCGAAACCCGTTAACGAAATAGAACATTTGTCCGTCGGTCATTATCGGGCGAACCTGCTTCGGGTCACATATCCACAACCGCTTTGGCATGTAGTTACCATCGCGCTCAATGATTGAGTAAAAATTTCCATCCTCAACTAAGAGGTGAACCATGGCGGTTTGCCGGAAAACAAAAGAGGTGTATAGGTGATTTGGTTCGGTGTGTAATAGTCGGTTAACAACGTGGTCGGCAGCTTCGAAACGATTGCCGGAAGAATCTTTTTTGTAAACAGTTAACGGAAGTGCGGCGATTTGTGAAGATAGAAGATCCACTCCACGGAAGAAAGCTGAAACCCGCATGGCCTTGGTTGGGGTAACAGACTGACCTGAAGAGCTGACAAAACTGTCACCTCCGGTAAAGGCATTAACAACATCGGGGTCGCTGAGTGAGTTCACCGGGTTCTCCAAGCTGCGATAACTCACTATCTCTTTCCCGAAAATGTTTAAAGAAAATGCCATATCTGTCAATTTTGATATGACAAATATGGCAGTAAATAAAATTTATATGCAAATGATTTGTTGCAAAAATGAGTGAAAGTGCAACTTTGGCAAGGGGGAGGATGTCAGGGGGTGACAGGGTTACGCAGAAATGGCTCAACATATCTATATATTTCTATTATAGTCTTATAGCCTACATTTCTATGTAATGAAAAAATATGATATAGATATTTAGGTATTGACATATCCTTTTTATACAATTTTACATATTCACCTCCATAAAGTTTAATAACCTTTGCTAAGTCAGATGCATAAACAATATCCTTGTCAACCCACGTTCTAAGATTCTTAAACGAGTCTTCTTGAGATCCATAATATTTGAGATCTTTTTTTTTGGCTTCCGATTTAGGAAGGCCCTCGTTTATGAGTTCTATTATTTTTTTGCCTCTTACGCTCAACGTTTCCAATAAATTTACATCATAAGGCCCTCCTTCTGGATGATTTAACAATTGCTGAGATTCATAATTTGCAATAGTTTTTTTTGACGACTTCATTAATTCAAGAGCACTTAGGTATTCTGTTCTACTAATCATTGTAGTCTGTTTTAATTGTTTTAAAAACTTTTAGCCCAACTCATCCAAGCACGGATAAGTTTAATCAGGCGTTCAACTTTGATTTTGTTTTTACCGCCAACGCGATTGTGGCGGATACCGTCACGGCTCCCGGCAATTAGCCGGGAAACCTCTGACCAGTTGATTAGCTTGTGTGGCTCCATGATTATTTGATTTTTTCTGAATAGACTTCTTCGCCTGTTTCGTTGCAAACGACTGAGACGGTTCCGCCCTTGTAGTCCTCGAAATAGCTTTCCTTTGTTCCGTTGTTGGCTTCGATGTAATCTTTGCAATATTGTAAAGTTTTTTTGAATCCTTTAGAATTGCTGTCTGTGCTGTCGTTAAAGTGTACATCGTAGGTTTTCGTGTCAGCAGGTTTCTTGTGAAATACAGCACAATGTTTGTATCCGTATTCTTGTGCGACAGACTGATCGTCCTCATCGACTAACTCACACAATTCACTGTACTCATAATTATCTTCAAGAAGATCAAGGGCCTCATCTCTCCATAATTCTTCATTCGAAAGAAGGTACACCGAAAAAAGATCACCTTCAGCCTGTTTGTAGGTTTGTATTGAAACTTTTTGGTATATTGAAGCAAGTCTTTCAAGCTCCTGAGTCATATCCCAAAAAAGGTTATCAATATCATCATATTTTTTGATAGGCGTTGTGTTGCTTTCTGCATCTTTCAACACATCTTCCTCGATTGCGTCGCCGATACAATACTTATCCCACAAGTGAATCGGGTGGTTGAGAACATTATACAATTCTCTAACTTTAATATCCAGCTCTTCATACACAATCGAAGCCGCTTCGTTGCTGTCTATTCCTTTTTGTTCTAAAATTTGTTGAGCATTCATAGTTGTATGTTTTAAAATTTAAAATTTACATTGTATTTTTCATTAACGAATTTTTGCATTTCGTCTTTGGTATCAAACCTAAAACTATCATCAGTCAACATCCACTCAACACAATCGATGTTCACTTGCCATTTGTTGAAATGTTCGTTAAATCCGTATGTTCCCGAAATTGTCCCTGATTCTCCAAATTCTTTTAAATTTTTCATGACTTTGTGTTTTTGTTGTTAGTATTTCCTTTAATTCTATATAACAAATATAACCACACTTGTGGCATCTTGCAAATATTTTGCAAATTATTTTCCACAAATGCGGTTATTTATATTAGTTCTAATTAACTACTTTCTATCCCTCACAGTTCTGAAACTGTTGTAATTCTTATACTTGCGTTTTCCAAAGGCGCGCTTGTACTTGCGTTCAACAGCTTCGTATGCCTGTTCGTAGGTGGAATAATCCTGAATCATTCGGTAAAATTCTGCCGTGAACCCTTCGGGTGTGTCTAAGATTTGATAATGTTGTTCCATGATTGCGTGAATGTTATGCGGTTAATACTTCAAAAATATCATCTGATTCCGGCTGTTCGGTAAGGTATTCGCCCAGGGCCATGACTCCGGCAACGGGACCGTCAACCTTTTCTTTACTGGCCCCTTTATCAATTTTTTCATTGCCTCCGGCATCGCATTTTATCTCAACGTTTGAAATCATCCATGTGAGTACAGGATTGCCACCATGGTTGACTTGCTTCTTAAGAACCAGCTTCTTAAATTCTTTAGTCGGGGTTGACATGCTTACAAATCCTTGGCCGAAAGGTGACATTTGAATACCATCTGCCATTAAGTTGTTGACCAGTTGAGAAGAGTTCCACCGGTCGAAAGCAATCGATGAAATGAGAACGTGGTCAGCCACACATGATTCATCGTGCTTCACTTCGCCATCTTCGACATAATAACCAGTAAGGCGGCGGCGGATGTAATCGTAATCGACAGTATCACCGGGGGTTGTTTCGATCCAACCCTCGCGAACCCATTGTTCGTACGGCACTTTGTCGCGTTTGGTGCGCTCGCGGACTGTTTCTTCAGGAATGAAAAACAGTGGGTAAAGATCGTGATATGCTTCACCGGGAAAGAACAGGAATGCGCAGGTAATATCCTCCACACTTGCAAGGTCGAGACCTCCGAAGCATTGACGGCCTGCCAGATCCTCCCACTTAATTGGTTTGATATTGCAGGCATCCCAGCGCTTTGATTGAATCCAGACTTCGGAGGCATCAGTCCAGACATTAAGATTTTTTGTAAGGAAATCAACATGCTTCGAGGGGTCGTTTTTTACGCGTTCGTAACGAGAGTGAAGAAAGTCGCGGGTGGTGTCGATGCTGTTCATTGACGGATTTGCCTTGATCCAGTTGTTTGAATTTTCCCAGTCGTCCTCTTCGTCCATGCTGAAAATCATGGCGAAGATATCATCCTGCTGAATGATACCGTTCAATATCTTTTCGCAAAGGTCACGCTGTGTTTTACAAGGTCCAAGTTTATTAAACCCGGCTGTGGTAATTACAAACATCAGCGGGTTTTCGCGGGCACCCATACCGGATTCAATAACATTGTAAAGGCTGTCATCCTTGTGAGCATGGTACTCATCAATGATTCCGCAATATGCGTTAAGTCCATCCTCTGTGTCACTATCTTGACCGAGAGGCTCAAACTTCGCCATCAGTTCTTCGCTGTGCAGGTTGTTACGAAATGGTATAATATACTCACGAAGTTCAGGCGACTTCTTTACCATGTTCTTTGCTTCATCAAAAGTAACCTTGGCCTGCTTTTGCTTTGTGGCACCTACGTATATTTCCGCCCCCATCTCGTCATCAGCAACCATCATATAAAGACCGGTACCAGCTGCAAATGTTGACTTCCCATTTTTCCGGGCAACTTCAATATAAGCTGTGTGGAAACGGCGCTTACCGTTCGCGGTGTACCATCCGAATATATTCCAAATGATAAACGCCTGCCACGGTTCAAGTTCGAACACTTTACCCGACCATTTGCCTTTCGAGTGACGGAGATACTTTGGAAAGAAGCGGCAAGCCCGGGCGGCTTTCTTTGAATCAAAATACAATCCACGGTCGATGCCTGTTTCAAGGTCATCGAAGTAACGCTCAACAGCTTTCTTCACTAACTTCCCAGCGACAATTTCACCGGACCGGACTTTAAGCGCGTATGTGTGTGCAGGGTGTTTCATCAGAAATCAGAAAAAGGTTTGTTCTTTGGGGCATCAGGAATCTTTACTTTGTGAGCGCTTGCGGGAGTGATACCAAGCTCAACAGCATAACTCTTTGCGTTAGCCAGGTGGGTGTTGGCATTCTTAACTCTTTCTGAAATAACTGTTCGCTTATTGCCTTGCTTATCAGTTATTGTTTCATACTGCCCTTTATCTTGAATGTCAAACTGTGTCTCCCAGTACAAGCCCATTTCATTAGCATAGCCAACAACCATTGGAAGATTTACTTCGTTAAGGATTCCCAGAGCAGCTAATTTTTCAGTAGTGGTTCTGTATAATTTCTTTGCGTGTTTATTCATGTATTTCGGGGCCGAAGGTATTTTTGTAATCATTCCAAAATCTAACTCTTTTTTTATTCGGCATGGCTGGTCGGTACCGGACAATTTCTTAATCGCGTTTGGTTTCGGTGGTCTTCCTCCTGACATATCAATATTGTTTTAATAAGTTTCCTATCTGATGAGTTTTGCACGAGTGTACAGAAAATTGGGTGGCGATGTA